TGTATGATGTCGGGCCTATACTAAACTAGGTAGGTCTTATCTTAGTATTTTAGCTTAGTGCGTAAAAGTAAAAAGGTAGCTAGTTGTACTAGGGCTTTATACTTTTAGTTCATAGACATAGTTATATCTACTTAATTCACTATGTCAAGACTTTTTTTACCTTGCACCACCAGAAATATCGTATACGAACTTACCGTTTCGTATTGCTTCCATAATATCATCTGACCGTGCTTCGTATTCTTTTGAGGACATACGCTGTACGTCTGACTCTTTGATCTGTCCTGCTACACCTGCATCGTCAATCCTAGTGTTTCTCTTTGTCTTAACTTGTGATGCAGCTTCTTTTGTGTTGCGCTTTCTAGACTTTGTATCCATGCCCTTGTCTACCTTAAACAAGTCTATCACTCGTATTACAGACTGAGGGTCATCTTGGTTCTCGTACAGTGCATCCTGTACCCACTTAGGTTGTTCTTCTGCCCAGTTGTGGAAGTCCTCACTGTCACGTAACTCATCAAAGTCATTGTGTGCTGAACGTATTTCATTCTCTGATTTGGAGCGCTGGGTGGCAGCATTGATCTTATCAATCTCTTGTAGCCTCAGATCTGCCTTTGCAAACTTTTCGTCTGCTTTCTTAGTAGCTATAGTCTCAACTATACTTGCTATATCAGGATACTTTTTAGCCCACGCCTCTATGCTTTCATCTGAAGAGGGTGCTCTTACATCCCCCTTAACGGCATTTTTTATTTGTTCTTTTAGTTCTTTTATTTCTTCTGTTTGTTTATTTAGATGGATGCGTAAATCACCGTACCGTTTCTTATACGTTCTTTCTTCTGCAGATAGCGTTTCTTCTTCAGCTTCTGTATCGGACGCTTCCTCTTGGGTAGCTTCTTCCGTTGTGGGTTGTTCTGCGTTCCCTTCAAGGAGGGCTTTAAGTTCTGCCTCATCCTTTTCTATACGTTTCTTGTTTGCGTTACGGTTTGACTTAGGTTGTACAAATCCTGCATTCTTTGGGGTTTCCACTTCTGTTAGTTCTGGCATTTTGTTTTCCTTTTTTATGTGGGGCCAGCATATAGCCGGGTAGCCTTATTGTTGTCTTCTTTTATTTATTTCCTCTAACTCTTCTTCAGTAGCTGCACGACCTTGACCTGCTGATGCCATAGCTTCGTCTGCAGCCGCCTGTTCCTCTGGTGTTATTTCAATTGAATCAAAATCATCAGGTACAGGCGGTAGCAGTTTATCTACATCTAAAACTGGCGGTGTAGTAGGATCGTCATCGTCATCTTTTTCAAAGAAAGGCTGATCAAAGATAGGAGTGCCTTTTGTTTGACCTGTCTTATCAAGATTAGAGTTTGCTAAGTTAGCAAAATACTGCGCTCTAAATAGTATATTATTTGTATCATCTGATAAAGGATTACCGTCTGCATCTTTACCTGACTGTAATAAAGTATTTATTTTTTTATTTATTCCATCTGTTTGTTTTAATGTGCTATTGTTTGCTAATTTAGTTAAAGCAAAACCACCACCGGGAAATATTACGTTTCCTACAAGCTGTAGTATAGCTTTCTCAACTAATGTTAATTTACCTACATCTTTACTTTTTCTTTTGTCTGTATCGGCTATGTATTGTTTAAAGTCACTTGTAGACCAATCAGTAGGATCTGTATTTCTCCAAGAGGGGGGTTGATCTTTTAAGTCAGACCCACGGTCCCTATCATCTTCTTCTCTTTTTTGTTCTTGTTGTTCTACAGGTGCGTCTGCTTTTAATGTGTATCCTTCTGGTATAGGACTTAGAGGTCTGCCATTAAAGAATGTTATTTGTATTTCTGGCTTTGATGGGTGTACATAAGTTTTAAAATCAAAGCCCGTAAACATTGGACCCGTACCGCCAAATGCCCCAAAGCCGCCGCCTGTAGGCTGTGGTATGTTACGATCAGGTATATCTTTTACTTCACCACCTTCATCTAACTTCTGCGCCTCTTGTTCTACTTCAAGCTCATCATCTCTAAAGAAAGACTCTTTACCTTGTTTAATTCTATCAAATCCTTGTTTAGCTGCAGCTTGTAAGTTTTCAAAGAAAGGTGTACCGTAGTAACGTCTAGTTGCAGCGTTAATCATAAACTCGTTAGGGCTTGCCATGATAGGTATATCATCACGCACCTCTGCAGGGGTAGCTCCTAAAGGTGCAGTGTTACCACTAACAGGATCTTTCTTTTCAGTGAGTATTTCCTCCATTTGATTATCTACAGCACCACCTTCAGCAAACTTAAATCCAACACCAGCAACAGGACGATCTATACTTCTGCCACCAAGAAAAGCTCTAAAGTTACCTCCTAAACCAACAGTTAAAACATCATTACCTGCTACGTTATCAAAGCCTATGTTGTCACTTACGTTTAACAAATCCTTTACATCCATAACTTGTTTAAAGCTGTCTTTAGTATTTTTAGCTATATCGTCAGAGGCTTGATACCTATCAAAAAATCCTTTATCGAAAGAAACTTTATTATTAGATACACTACCTATGCTATCACCTGAGTCATCAGTTACTGGTATGGATAGTTTTTCTGCCTCTTGTGGAGAATCGTCATCGTCTTTTGTTGGATCAAAAGGTGGTGATGGTTTAACATTATCGGGTCTAGCTCTAGGTCGTATAGAGCTAAACATTACGGTATCATCCTCTGCCATTTATTTCGTCCCTCAAATATGTTAAACGTCTAAGTGCAGCTATCTCACCTTGAGCACGATAGATACCCTCCATGCTAGTCTCTTGTTCTAGTTTGCGCTGGGCTGTCTCTATCTTTTTGTTAAGCACTTCTAAAAAGCCATCCCACAGGGGTTTATCGTTTACTAACTTCTTTATTATCATGTACCAGTAAACCCTTGCTCACCCGGTGCGGGTGCCGTGCCTGTGCCTATAGTGCCACCACCTGCACCTGTCGTATCAGCTACACCTGTACCTGCTGGGGGAGGTACAACACCTTCAGGTGGGGGTGCCCCTTCTGGTGCTGCGCCTTGTGGGGGTTCAGGAGGTGTAGCAAACTTCTTGAGTATCTCAGCTTGTATAGCTGCATCACTTAGAGAGTTAGTCACCTTGTCAGGATCAAGATCCATACTCTTAGCTATCTCACGTATTATATAGTCAGACTTAACGAAGGGCTGTAACATAGGATTAGATGCAACACCTAAGAACTGCATCAAGCGCTGGGAGCGTACCTCGTTAGCCATCAGACTTTCTGTGCCTTGTGCTTTTACTTCTAAGTCACCCTTGATACTTTCATCGTAGTCAAACTGCATATTAAACGCAAAGAAAGCACGGCCTAAAGGTGCAACAAGGTAGTCATCTACGTTCTTAACTACATTCCTAATACTACCGTTAGCAGCAGACATAAGCATACTGATACCACTAGCAGTACGGCCCACACCCTGTATGCCTGTCTGACCATGTGCGAAAGATGGGAAGCCAGTTGATTCATCTGCTAGTACCCTCGCTTTATCAAATAGTTGCATGTTCTCGCTGGCTACGTTAGGAAACTTAGTTCCAAAGATACCTTGACCGGGAGCACCGCCCTGTCTGCGAAACACCTTGCCCGGATATACAGACAAGTCTTGGCCCGGCACTAAGTTAGTCTCATCTACTTCAATTATAAGATTGCCACTTAGGGCTGCATTATCTATTGCCATACGCATAAACCCGTTCATTAGGGTTTGTGTATCATCCATATTTTCTGCAATGCCTACACCAAAGAATGAGTATGGGTTTAATTCGTATGGTACAGCATAGTAAGGAATACGTGCTGGCTTAAACGGGTTAAGAACTAAACGTAAAACTTTACCGTTGCACACCCAAGCATTTACACTTAGCTGCTCTGAGTCACGTAATTCTTTAGGTATTGTTACACCATGTTCTGCTAAGATGTCTGTATCCACGTAACCCCAAAACTCTAACACCTCGTAGCGATATGGAGCAGAGCTATACTGTGACTCATCCTCCATGTCTTGTTCCCAGTATTTCTTTTCGTAGGACTCGCCCATAGCTATAGCTTCGTCTATAGACTCTTCTCTAAAGAACGGTCTTGACTTCAAGCCACGTATCTGTGAGCGTGTCATACGGTGACGCTCTACTACATACTCTGCTTCGTCCATATTGTAAGCATCAGGATCAGGATAGAAGTTCCAAATACTTACGTGACTTGTAGAGGGGACAGTCTTTATTATAGGATCGTAGTTGCCATCATCACCCCAGTTAGGATACTCTTTGTCTATAGCAAACGGACCCTTCATTATACCTGTTCCAAAGAGCGCCATCTCAAAAGATGTATGACGTAACTGTTTGTTTGCGCCACTCTCTTCTAACTGGTCGTGTATCTTTTTTTCCATCTTCTTAGCTGCAACCATAGCAGGATGAAAAGTAACTGTATCTTGTGTTGTACCCGGACCTTCTATAATTTTATCTGATGCGTACTCTAGCTTGTCTTCTAGTGGACCCATGCGCTTCATGCGGTCATACATTGTCTCGCCGGGTTTTAGCTTCTCATCTGGATCAAACAAAAGAGTAACAGGAGGTTTATTACCAAAGGCATCCTCTAGCTGATCTTTGGCTTCTTCTGCTTGAGGGTTGATGCTAAGGTGCATAGACTCAGCTACACCCTCTGGTAAAGTTGTAGGGTTGACTGTGAGAGGAAAACGTGAACTACCAAATAAAACGTCTACAATCTGTCCGTATGCAGCTAGAGTTTTTGTTTTAGTTACCTTAATAAATACACGAGACTTTTCAGTTTCAGTGAACTGTACGTCTGTGTTGTACAAACCACGATAGTTTCTGTACGCACGTAGCCATCTGTTCTCATCTGCAAACCTAGCATCCTCTGCACGTTGAAACTTAGACTGTACGAAAGCTACAACACCCAGCGCATCTAGCTCATCTGAGTCTTGAATAGAGGATACTTCATCTGTTTCAAATAGTTCGCCTTGATTGTTTTCTGTTTCTGCCATATTATCTAATATCCAAATACTGAGTCAGCGGCTTGGAAGCCTGTCCTGTGTGATACAGGATTGTAATCCCACAAGGAACTACGAGGTCGTGTCATTATACCATACCTTAAGGCATCGTACAAGTGGTCTTCTGAGTTAGTGTCTACGTCTTCTGGATTTCTTTTATCTAACGGTATACCCGGAAGCTGTGCTATCGTGTTGGTGCAAGTAGAAAAGAACACAAGTCTTGGCTCCTCAGTAAACTCATCCACCTGCAAACGGCGGTGTAGCTCGTTCTTACCTGCCACCCTTGAACCTTTAGAACGGTCAGAAGGTCGCCAGCGCAAACCTTTCTGGTTCATCTGTTCAGCCAAAGAGGGTCCAGTGTCTCCACGCTTGTGCCACAGGGAGCTATCCAACACACCGTACCTGATATTATCACCATGCTCTGCTTCCAATATCATATCTGCTAAATCTGTTGCTGTAACTCTAGAACAATATAACTCTCTATATACTATTAACTGTTCTTGTGGATTGACTGCTAACCAAACAACTCCTGTGTAGCTACCGTAACCGTAGTCGCAAGCTCTAAACTTGGCCCAGCTTTTAGGTATGTCATACGGTTCAACTACGTGTATCTTTCTGTTAAACTCAGGGAATGCTGCTCCCTCGTTTACATCCCAGTTCCCTTCTAATAACTGCTTTCTTTGATGCTCTGGAAGTGACAAAAGCATTGCTTCGTAGTCGCCACTCTCAGCTAAGTATGGATTATCAAAGAGACTAGCAGGTATAAATCTTCGTTTGAATAGGGGTTGACCAGCTTTACTATGCCCTTGTGGAAACTTTAAAACCTCACTAGTCTCTATGTCCGTTGCCCAGAAAGGTGTATTAGGTTTTGCTGGGTCAATGAACATCTTCTTAACCCATGCGTGACCGGGGCCACCGGGGTTTGTTGTTGCTCTCATGTACAAGCCTAAATCTTTGTTTGCACTACGTAATCTTGAACGCATGTAGTTCCAGCTATAGGGGCTGTTCCACTGCGTCAACTCGTCAAAGGCTACATAGTTAAACGCTTGTCCTTGATAGCGCATAACGTCTGTGTCTCTGTCCAAGTACGACATCCAAAGTGTGCCGCCTCTAGGTGTAGTCCACTGTGACTTACGCTCTGACCACTTAATATTGGGTATCGCTTTAGGGTATAACTCTTGGCTTTTCTGTATTAGTTCTCTTAGTTCTTCTGTTGTGTGGCGTACAAGCAACCCACTAAAGTCAGGATTGTTTAGGTTACGCAAAGGATCTGCTAAAGTTGCATAGCTCTTACCACCACCTGCTGCCCCGCCATATAACACCTCACGTTCAGATGATGCTAGATACTGTGTTTGAGGACCGGGGTTAGGCTGAAATACAACATTCTGTGCACGTTCTACGTTAAACTCAGGTGGCTTCACTTGCGCTGGGGGTATCGCTGTCACCACTTTCGTCTTCGTAGGTGTAGGCTCCTGTTCTTTCTTTTTCGAGTATTTCGATTTGACGTAACGCCTTTTCGAGCCGCTTGGCATACTGGCGTTTAATTTTAGTAATCCTCTTTCGCTTTCTTTCGACATCTAATCTTTTCTTTAACCCGTGGTGTGATATGCTTCTGCCTGACTGTGTAGTTAACCAAGCTGCAACTTGTCTTAAACTATATTGTTTTATGTGTTTCTTAGCTAACTCTAATAACTCTAATTCTGTAGGAATAGGGTTTAACCACTCATCATCCTGTGGGTCTACCTCGTAGCCAAACGGTATGTATTGGCTGAGTCTGGGTATTCGCATCCAGAGTTTTGCTTTGTACGGAACTCTAGGAAGCATCCAGTATTCATACTGTAGGGGTCTTTCATTCCTCAGTTGTAGAAGCATCGTTCTCTTTAGGTGGCAGTATAAATAATCCACCTGTAGACTCCACTGAAACCTTTTCAGTTTTAACTATACCTGCACGATCAAGGATCTGACCTGCAGCCATCAGTGTTTCTTTTATTCCTAGCTGGGTAGGATCGTCCAAAGCCTTACCATAAGCAACTGCAGCTTTGGGTCCAATCCGTGACATATACGTTTTAGTAGCGTCGAATATCTCATCCTTCAATGTCTCCACTATAGCTGTCGTGGGTGTGTTGTGACTGTAGCCAGCCAACTTCTTAGCTGTCACAGCGTCACCGCCAGCCTCTTCAAACAAGACCTCTAGAAACTTAACTTGTTTTTCGCTTAGTGTTCTTGCCATTTTTCTTTGCTCTTTTTCTTTTATCTAAATACATCTTAACAAAGCCAGCGATAGTCCATGCTCCATTAATCAGGTTCCACACCTACTTTACCTTCCTGTAGGCTCTGGTTTTTTTTGCGATTTTCTTAGGTTGAGCCACAAACTGCTTACCTGCCTTAGTGCCTTTTCGTTTAGCTCTGGTTGTAGCGGCATACTCAGCATCGCTAAGAGACTTAATAGCCGCAGTAGGTAAATACCGCTCACCAGTTTTAGCACTAGGCTTTCCACTTTTAGTGCGCCACTTTTGTTTTGTCCATGACTTTAGACTCTTCTGTGATTTAGCTAGAGCCATTTAACAGCAATCACATGCAGGATGACACTTACGATTTCTTAAAGCACACCATAATCTTTTTAGATATCTTATCATGATTTATATCCTTATTTTAAATCATCCATTGTTAGTTTAGGAAGTTCTTTCATACGAATAAGCATTTCAGAACGTTCCTCTTTTGGCATTGGTATCATACCTGCATCAGACAAAATACCTTCGTCACCCCAATGTTTTACCCACTCTTTCATGTATAATTTTACACCGG